TAACGCACCCATACCATGTCAGCCGTTGCCTTGTCTATCCCATCAAAAAGAAGGATGCCTGATTGGTCAACTGTTGTTGCAATTTGTTGCATAATCAAATGCACTTAGTTCGTGTCGTGCGCAACTTATATGATGGTTATTAGTTGTTTCTTGTTATATGGGGGCGGGGTCGCCGCCCCCGTTGGTTAGTCGTGATTTATATATGATTTTAAGCGTTGAGCATTTACAGGATAAACATTTTCACAAAATAATGTAACAGCCTCATTTATGGTTTTTCCATAATAAGTGTTAGCATCACCTTTAGGAATTGCAACGAATAATCCATTTTCAGTATGATATACATGACCAAAAGTGATACCATAACGACTTATAAGTTTCGCTGCTCTTTTAATTTTGTTTGTAGTTGCCATAATCTTTATGTTTTAATTGTTAGTACTTTTATTTTGACATTGCAAAGATATATCAAATTTTATATACCACCAAATATTTTGGCAGAAAAATATCAAAAAAGATATATTTTTATGGTTTTCGATAGTATTTCGGGCAGAAAAACACGAAAAACCGCCACAATCATCACTGACGGTGGCGGCTCCATCTAATTAACCTTTAACATTAAATTATAACCGAACTAAAAACTAAATCAACGGCTGGCTACTGCCTCACGGCACCCACCAGCCTAATCCAAAATTAATAACCCACTTTCTAAGAAAAAAATGATAACAAACAAAATCAAAATATCTTCAACTTGACCACCGCCCCCACAAACGGCTCGGCCTTGTCTGCTGGCGGCTTGATGATACCTCCACGCAGACCAACGGCAAATCTGCTCTCCTTGATGCGGTAGGTGAGGTCACCGAATGCGAATGTACTCATGTCCTTCTGCGCTGTCATGTAGTCGGCACCAGCCTCAACGTCGAGCGACAGCCTATTGGGTGGTTTCATTCTCGTTATCGTCTCAGTAATAACCTGCGTCTCATTATAGACTTTGATGCTGTCAATGTTCACATCGAAGCCGCTGACATAGGCATCGTAGTTCTCTCCGTGGTAGTGCTTGCTTGTAATTGGAACTTCGACCAATGCGGTGTCGTGATAAGCGATGTAGTCGGTGCGGGTCACTGTGTCGGTTCTCACCACCGGCAACCACTTGTACTCAGTTCGCACCTTCTCCACGCTGACGGGTTTGGGCGCATACTGGATAATCGTGTCAGTAATCGTTACGGTGTCCCTGGTGACGTTTTCGACGATGGGTTGGTCGTAGATACCTTTGGCAGCAAAAAAGCCGCAGAGACCGCCTACAACGAACCAGAACGTGGCGAATAATGCCAACAATAATGATTTCTTTTTACTCATAGTCGTATAGTGTTAGGTGAATATTTTATCGAGCAGGCAGCAGACGAGCGTGGCCACGATGATGATTACCGCCACGATCAGCGAGATGCACCCGCCGCCAAGTATCGCCCGCTGCTGGTTGTCGTTCATACGATTTCAAGTGTTATTTTCTCGCCTCGGCGATAGGCTTGCTCAATCAAGTCATCAACCTTGACAAAGGTATTCCACGAATTGATGACCTTGCCAGCGATTTTGTTTTGGCCGACAATGATGCAGCCGCTTGACGAGTCTTGGTCAACCCCGGCATGGATGAGGATACCGTCGAAACCCTTGACATACTTGAGCCTCGGCAGACGGCCTCCGTTGAGAGCCTTGTACTTCGGCTTCTTGGAGAACACACCGCTTACCACGTTCTTGACAATCTCGTAGATGCCTGTCGGGATAGCGGTAGCGTGTTTGACTTTCAAGCGCATGATGTTCGCAAGGCTCATGCTCTGGTCTAAGCCTCGGTCTTTATCCTCGATGGTGTCACACAGGATAATCCATTGGCCATTCTCCTTGTCGAGCATGTAGAGGTGGCCGATGGTGTACTTATCTTTTCGAGCCGTTCTAATCAGTTTCAGTTTCATTGCTACCTCCTTCCGTTGTCTTGTCTTGTATCTTACTCAGTAACGCCTGCAACTGCTCGGTAGTAACCACCTCCGCAATTTGTCTCAGCGTCTCGGCACTCTTGCGCTCGGCCTTGTCCTCGGCTTTCTCCCGGATGCTCTCCGCTTGCACGAAACACATCCATGCCGCAGCGATGAATGTAATGACTGGTACACTACTAAGCAGCGACAAACCTATCAGTTCCCAAAGATGCCCAAAGAAGAGTAGCAGGTCAATCATCGCCATAATAAGCACCAGCGAGCCGTTACGCATCAGCTTCGTGGTGGTGCGCTCATAGGCATACGACCTGCGAGCCTCACCCCTCAGTTTAGCCTTGCGCAAGCCACTGGCAAGGTCGAGCATGATGGCTACCACAACCACTACGGCTGCGATGCCCACCAATAGAGCCATTGTTATTAATCCGTTGTAATCAATCATATCCATTTAATTAAATCCGAGGTCACCGTTTGCGCTTGTTGATAAATGCAGGTCTTCATAAGTGCATAAATTCTTGATAGCACTATCCTGCATTGATAAGGTTTTTTCAACATCCTCGGTGAAGTTGGTGTTGGCCTTATCATTAGAATATGTCACTCTCAGCGTGCCGATTGTATTCCCCTTGTACACCACAAACGGATGGATGCTTCGATAATTGATGTCATAGGAATATTGAGGAATTTTATTACCCTCGACAAAACCGCTCTCAATGCCACCTCGATTGTATATCGAGATGTCTTTATTCCCGATAAAGTTGAAGCTGTTGCAGAAATGAATCATCATCTCGTTTTCACCGACAAGGGAGCGGGAACACCCGATTATGGCCGAGCCTACACAGTTCTGCCAGCCATCTTCAAAGTCACCGAGATATGGGGTGATTTCATAATCGCCCCTCTCTTGTGCGATATTCCTATACTTGCATTCGAGCCTCAATGTGTGGGTCGCATTGAAGTCCTGCAATGCACAAGTCCTTGTGTTATGCCAATAGCATGAAATGAGTTTAGTGCATTTAGAGAAAATGGGATTAGTCCAAATGCTAAGGCTCCCAGCATTGGTTGACATCTCAATTTCGCCCAGTTTAGCAAAGCACGTCAGCCTTGCGGTCTTTGCCTCAGCAGGAACTTTACACAAGAAATACATCTTACTTTTGGTTGTGGAAAGATAATTTCCGTTCTGATCGTAGAACGAGTAAAATATCTCCCGTTGTGTTCCCGCTTTACCATAACCAGCGTAACCACCTCTGCCGAATGTGATTTCTTTCTTTCCTGATACATCAAACGCTTGCGAGCGAATGTGTGACGATGACTGCACTTCACTCCCGTTTAAAAGGTCAATGATGCCACTTTCAAACGTGGGTGTGATGTCGTTCCATTTGCCACCGCTTGAGCATGATTCGTACCCCATAGAATATGAGACATCGAGTCTCTCTAATGAGCAGAATCTTGACTTGTTGATATATGTGGCGCACAAGTGTTCCGATGGAGCCGGTGTACCGTTGCGGATTGAGCCAAGACGGAAATCGTACCTGTCGTAGTTTCCACGGATGACTCCATTCTTGATGTGTACATCGAAGTTATCCTCAAGCCGTATGACTGCGCCAGTTTGTAGATCTTCGCACTTGCAAGCACGGAACTCGCATCCGTTCATGTCAACCGTGAACTCATCAGGGAACACGATATAATCGTTACCAGTTGAGGTGTTGATGACATAGTATATGCACCCATCGACAATCCATTTGTCTTCTGCCCACCTTGAAAGGTCTGCTTCCGCATTGGCAAATTCGTCGCCGATAGCGGGAAATTCACCGACCTTAAATGTGCGCCTCACTCCAGACAACAGTACATCATCCTCAGTGCAGTCTTCAATGCTAGTGATAGTCCTTGTACTTGTGTTGATGGTGGCCTTCTTGTAGGTCTGCGTTCCGAATGTGTTATGGTAGTCGATATAGTACATACGTTTAAGCATAACGATGCCGTTATATCCCTCGCTTTTTGCCCAAGCAAAAAGGTTAGATAAAGCTGACTTGTTAGCATAAGCGGATTGAATGTTATCACTATCAGCGACAATCCCATACTTTTCAAGGTCATTCTCGGCCATAGGGTAATAGTGAGGAATTACCGCATCACGCACAAGTATGTCGAAGTATTGAACGGCACTACCGACACCATTAGAGTCAATACATTCAACACTGAACCACGTCTCGCCACCAGTAGAGAAAGTGGGAGTCTCAATCGTGAACCGACCTGCGTAGGTGGTCTTTTTCGTTGGTGTACCGCCATCAGCCGTTTTTACAATCACCGTGAATGTGTCACCAATCTCATCCTTGTTGATGGATGCCATGTCCTGCGTGTCAACGTAGTACTCAAGCGTGATTTTACCGCCAACCTGGATGATTGGGTCAAAATACATCACATTGACAAAAGGACACTTGGTTTCGGTGATTGTCGATGTGTTATTAATGGAGTTTTCAGCAAGACCACCGCTGACATGCACCATCCTCTCCGTTAACTTTGATGATGTGCTGTCGCTGAATGTGACAATACCATTCGCAATGGAGTAAGTGACGGAAGAAGCCGTTGCTACATCTGCCACAATGTTGTAAATCTCAGTCGGGTCAAATGCCTTGTATCCTTCGACCCATTCTCCACCACGCAGCTTGTTGTAGTCCTCAAGCGTGATATTGATGCAGACTCCTTCTGCGTTGTTCAACTTTGTGTTGCCAAAGAAAACACCGTTGCTCTTTGACTCAATCGATGTCGGTGCTTCTGCCTCGGCTACACCTACACCATCAATCTCCAGTTGGTTGTCAAGGACATACAAACCGAAGTTATTTGTAACTCCAGCTTGTGAGGTGAAGACCGGAACACCATCACGCATCAGTACGTTTTTCCCGTCTTTCCTAATGACATATAATCCTTGGTTTTCCATCACATCCTATATAACTTGATAGTACATGGGCCGATAATCGACTGAATATGTATTCCCCTATCCGCATACGAAGCATTATATGTGTCGGAAAGGGCATTATTCGCTTCCTCATTATATGAGATTGTGTCGGGATAGTAACCCCTATATGTCGTTCCTTCCTCACTCAATACGGTCACTTTGGCATTGCCATTCTCCTTGACAAGATTGAAGATGATGGTTTTATCAGCCTTGTAATAATTCGTACCCGCATCACTCCTGCTTCCAGTTCTTAGATATAATGTTTTTGCCGATGCAGGGCGATAGGCTTGTCTTGGATAACCTCCCGATGACTCGATACAATAACCATGAATCACAAGTTTATATGTAATGCTGGTGTCGAGCGGGTCTATACCGATAATCTGCGTCTTTGGGACAACGAGCCTTGAGTTCTCTATTCTCGTTTGAGGATTTGGAGATAATTGTAATAAGGCAGTTGTCGTGAAGGTGTTCGTCTCGCCAGTAACACGGACAAGTGTTATTGATGTAGTGTTGTTGATGATTCCTATGGTAGATGTGTTCTTAAGAATAATACCAACATCAAGCGATGGCAAATCATTAGCCAAAACAAGTTTTTTAGGTGACACGGAGCCGTCAATCGAAACGATGTCGGCATAATCGAAATCATTCCATGTGAACTTTCTGCTGAATATAAGTTCACCCGTCTCACCTTCAACAACTGAGCCAATGGCATCAATGAAGTTCTGACTACCGCTGTGCCAAATCATCTTCTTAATTGTATTTCCTGCGCTGTCCTCGTCAACCAAGAACCAAGGGAAAAAGGCGGTAGGATTCAAACCTGCTTTTGCGTAGGCTTGTGAAAAAGTGCCGCTCTCAACAAGTCCTTCGGTGGCCAGTTTCTTGCCCATCTCAGCGGATAAGACTTTTACTTTCGTCACACCATCAACCTCGACGTCAGTTCCTCCTTCGGTGAGGTTGTTGACAACAATAACTTCATCGCCACTCGCCACACCGCTATTACCTTGGAGGCCTTGAGGACCAGTGGGGCCAACGGGGCCTTGCAAGTCACCCAAGTCCACAATACCATCATCATCTGGTTCGATAGGTTCTCCATCATTGACGCTTACCGATTTCACCTTGCCAGCATCGGCCACCTTCGCATCCACCTCATCCTTGTTGTACGTCTGCGACTTGGTGTACACATCGGCTGAGTTGGCCTTGTTTGCAAGCTGCTGGGTGATTGTAGCCGCAAAGTTGGCATCATTACCCAACGCAGCAGAAAGTTCATTGAGTGTGTCAAGTGCCTGCGGTGCGCCATTCACCAAGCCGCTGATGAGGTTATCCACATAAGCCTTGATGACCCTATTCTTAACGGGGGCATCGCTGGAGTCGCTCATCTGCGAATCAGTTGCCACACCTTCGGGGATGGTCGGTTTGTCCGTTAGGTCGTTGTAGCTGCCAGTTGTGGCCACTCTTGAAAAACTTGGCTTGTTCTTGATATAGCTAGGCCAGTTAATGTTTCCCTCTTTCCAATCGGGCTGCACCTGCTGACCTAGATTAACATTGCCGTTAGAGTCCATCGTAGGCGAGTTGCCGTTGAATGTGACTGACTTCACGCTTCTTGCGATAGCATCGACAAGTTCACTCAGTTTGACATCGAGGGACTTACCCTCAACATCTATTGTGACACTCGCTGCGGAAATGTCATAATCGACAACATTACCTTGCTTGTCATTGATTTTAATTCTTTTCTTTGCCATAGTATATGTTTTTATATTGTTATCGTCACATCATCTTCTCCAACCTCGATGCTGCTATCACCATAGATGGCGGTGATGTCGGCATAGTTGTCGTTTGGATTATCATCCCCTTGGAACTTGCCATTCTCGCTCAGCGTCACATCCTCATCGCTGATGCTGATAGCCGTGATCTTACCCTCGATAATCGGGTAGATGCCGAACACGTTTATCTCGTCATTCTTATAGTTCACACCTTGAGAAACCGCATCGAAAAGCTGCAAGACGCAATCCATCTTGTAGCGGAACCCATTTCCGTCATCATCAATCAAGATGATGATATCGTAAGTGCCGAGCGGTAGCTTTCCCTTGTCTGTGATGATGATTTGGTTGTTGATGACCTCTGGCTTGTAGCGATATTCTTTCTTGCCACGGGTTAGAATGACTTCCACGTTCATGTCTGCCGTGATCGTACCTTGCGAGCCGATTTCCTCCACTCCATCGTTGACCATGTGCCAGCGAAAATCGAGAGGAATCATCAGTTGCAGAAAATTCCCTTGAGGGTGCGCAATAATGGGTCGGCTGGTTTCTTGGCCGCTCCCCCCTCCGTTATTGTATGGGCATTGTTTGCAGTAGTTCATATCTTATGAGTTTACTAATGGTTTGAATGATATAATCACACTTCCCAATGGAGTGAATCCGCTAATAACGAGAGTGTCGGTGTCGGTAGCACTGAAATTTCCAGAATACCCGCTTGGAATGGTGTCAGAACTTCTATAATTCGTGCGCCTCCAACTGCGTAAGGAGAGGCGGTTGAATACTAATCCGCTATTCGCTTTAATGGTGATGCCATTAAGTGTTGTTCCACTCGGCACATGGAAATAATATGTGTTAGTCCCGACACTTGTCATTGTGTAGCCTCCATTGTTCTCGACTGTGCAATCCGTCAAATTGAGGATGATGGTATACGGCCATCCGCCCTCGATATGCCAGTTGTCATAGCAAGCGTCCAATGCTGCTTGTCGGGCGAGTGCGCAGTTTTCAGCAGTCACCTTGGTATAATCCACATTCGATTTTCCACGTCCTCCCGGCATAGTCTTGTTGCTTAACCAGCTTGAAGTGGGCATAGTGGTATTGCCTTCAATAGTCAAATCGGTGTCGCTATAGTAGAGTCGGAAGATGGTCTCTACAACGGCAAGTGATGCGAGGTAGTAAGGTATACCACCGACAAGATGTCGATAGTCACTATTCCAAAAGTTGTCACCTCCAGCCGTAGAGCCGATGGTTTTCAATTCGGGAATGTTTCGCCCATTGAAGATGGCGGTACCATAGGGGAACACGATGCTGATGTTATTGTTTGTACAAGCATCATGGATGTTGCCGATTACATCCAACGGCAGATCGGAATCGGGGCCAGCATTCGTATGAATCAAGTTGAATCCATAGACGAAAGATTTTTTCATCTGCCCTTCAATCAGCGTTTTCAAATCGGGTATGGCACCATAAGCCTCATGGTAGATAGAGGATGAGGACACTTGCTGCAACACAATGACATCCCAAAGCAAGCCAGTCTTGTTCTCGTCTATCTCAGCATTAGGGTTTTCCATGCCGTCATAGTACTGCACACATAATTTTGCGATTGGCCTATCATAAGGTTGTCTCCATCCGCTATCTTTCGATGTGTCAATATAGTAAAATCCGCAGTTCTCGTTGTTGATGTCGGACCTCACACCACTTGTGAACTCATTAATCACATCCGAAATAGAGCCTGCATTCCTATAGTACATACCAATCTTGATATTGATGCCGTACTCCTTGAGCAGATATGGCACATAAGACCATGAGTCTTGCGTGAACGAGTTGCCAAGGATGAGGATGCTCGGTGCGTCGGGATATGTCGGTTGCGGCTGACCGCCTCCGTTGCGGATGGACGCAAACAATGCGTTAACCTTGTCGATGAAGTCAACCGCATTGTCGCTTGGAGAAACATCGACAAGCTGGTTGTTGCTCTCAGCGTCAATGGCGGCATTGACACGGGAAATCACCGTGCTGGCATTGGGGTCAGCACCGAGTGTGTCAACCCCTTTGTTCTGCTCGGTAATAGCGGTGTTGATACGGCTCACCACCGTTCCCGCATTGTCGCTATATGTCAAGTCAGTTGCCATTGTTATTCAGTTACAAAAATTGCATCTTGCAGGTCGCTTTCGCTGATAAGCGGCCAACTATGTCCATTACCATCATAGAGCACCACGCTGCTTTCTTCCAATACTTTGTAACCCTCTTCTCCATTTGGTTCGCAAAGGAATGTGGCCGTAAGTTGTTTTGCCCTTGTACCTGATTTATACAAATTCGCCCAACCAGTAATGTTACTTGAGTTGAGTTCGGTTGTTGCCGATGATGTAGAACCCATTATAGTTCTTGCTGCTTGGTTTATTCTATACAATGCCAAGTAGCAGTTACTTATCGGAAACTGTCCGTGAGTCCATACTATTCTTGCGTTTTCCCATTCATTAGCATCGGCTATTATTTCACCAAAATTTACATCAATAGGCACTTTTAGGCAACAAAGTGAATCAGCAAATTGGGAACTGATACTACCAGTTGGTTCTGTCATTTCGCCATTTTGATTGATATACATGCGTCTCACAAGTTTAATCGACTGCGATGGTGTAGGCTGTTCTTCTACCGCTTCGGCAGTGATTACGATATCGCCAGTCACCGCACCGAAGCTGATGACCTTCGTGCCGTTTTGTCCATCGTTGACCTCAACCGAAACATTGTTCATGGTGGCCGAAATGGTACCGCCAGTGAACGTCCATCCGCCGTTCGGTGTAAGCACAATCGTCAATGGCGTTCCTTCGGTGACGGTGCCTCCCGAATAGCTGGATTTGCAACCAGTAAGGTTTTGGGTGACAATGTAGGTCTGCGTTGTACCACCGCCAGCCAAAACCAAAAGGCTGGCCGTTCTGCTTACCTCGCTGCTGGAGATAAGCAGTGAGCCAGTAGCGGAATTCAACGATGTGCTATTATAGGTCACGGTGATGGTTGTCCCTGCGTTGGCATCGGCTGCACTGATGGTTGCAGGGCTAACGCTAAAGCCAGTACCACTCACACTAACAACCAGCGGCTGCGTGAGATATATACCCTTGATTTCTACACTTGTTGATATCAAACCACCCGATGCCGTTCCTACCAAGATAGTACCTCCATTATTGGCAGGCTTGGTCAATGTGGGTGTTTGGTCGCTGCTCTCATTCTCTGGCCAAGGAGTCTTGTCGTTGTTGGTGAGTTGTGATGTCCTTGTTCCGCTAAAGGCAAGGTTGGCAAGGTCTCCAATCAAGTCGTTCAACCTCGACCAAAGTGTATCGACATTATCCTTAATGGCCGTGTAGATATCATCCGAAAGACCGCCAGTCGGCAGGTTTTCGGGTAAAGCATCCATCTTGAGCCTACCATCCTCAAAGTAGTCAGTCAAGTCGACGATCTTGATGAAGCCTTGACCACTGCCTCCCCACTTGTAGATAGCGTTCCCGCAATAGTAAAGGATGTATTGGGGTGAGCCTAATTCATAGTCGGTGTCGTTGGCATGGTAGTACAACTTGCCGTCCGTGCAATACCAGATTTGGTTATTACTACTGCCAGTGTAGGAAGATGTAGCCGTGACGCTCGACAAGAAGCACATCGGCACTTGCGAGAATCTCAACCGATATGCGCCTGCGATTGCTTGCAGGTCAGCCTTGCCGTTCATGGCCGTTTGTAACGCAGTCACCGCTCCAGCAACCACAGCGACATCTTCGGGGTCGGCCTTGTTCGACCAATCCTCGTAGTTGTCTAGCACTTGCTGAATCGCCTCGTCGACCTGCTGGCCAGTAAATTCACTATTGTAGTTCGCCATATCGCTAAAGTTTAGTAAGTTCTTTTTCTATCTTTTTCAGTCTTGAATAAGCATCCGTCTCACCGATGGTGTAGGTCGGTGTGTCGAAGGGCATATCCAGCTTGAACTCATAGCCGATGACTCGGCTCTCCTTATACCCGCTCGGCAGGGCATCATGCCACACCTTGACCTTTGCCCCGGCCTCAAGCAATGCGTACTCGGTATAGCCGTTGCTCACATACAAGGCTAGGTCGTTTGTCGAGTCGATATCGCCCTCGGCATTGTTCACGAAGAACGGCTCATCGTTTTCAGTGTTCGTGTCTCCCTCCGCATTGTTGGCATAGAATCGGTGGGCGCATAGGTCAAAGCCCCACTTGCTCATCATGTGGCAGGTGAACGTGAACTGCCCATCCTGCAAGGCTTGCAGGTAGGCATTGACCTTTGCCTCCAGCCTATTCTGCGATGCGGTGATAAGACCAAGTTCCTCCATCGCCAGCGGATTCCACCCGACAAGGAAGAATGTGTCCTCATCTTGCGGCTTGATGTAATCATTGGGCAGACTTGCACCAAAGTCCTCATTGCGGATGATGGTAAACCGATTCTGCAACTTGTTGTAGCCGACATCGAATGTCATGCCGCCAAGCTGGAATCCGCTTTGTTGTGCGGTGGTCGGTGAGGTGAAAGCGGCTTGCAGTTTGCATCCGTCCATAATCCAAGCGGTGTCAAACTCAAAGTCCTTCCAGGTCTCATCATCATCATCGCTATATTCAGCAACAAATGAGTACTGCGTCCAGTTCTCTCGGCTCACGCTGCCGTCACTATGCTCGGTGACATCGGTCTTGGTTGATCGCCATATCGAACCAGCCTTGATGCGCAGATTAATTTTCGGGTACTCGTTCTCCCATATCACCATCGCCTCCACAATGGCGGTCGCACCAGCTATCTCTCGGTAACGATTCCCTGATAGATGGATGCGCTTCTCCCCAACGGCACTCATGCCCTCGACCTCATAGTCACGGGTGTAGTAGTTTATCGGGATATTGATGTTTAGCGGTGTGACCATGTACTTGCTTCCGATGTCCCAACCCTGCGGGTAGGCTGAATCAAAACTGATATATCCGTTCTCAGCCTTGTAGGTGGCATCATACTCATCGCTTGTGCCATAGGGTATCACCTTCACGCTCTTGATGCCGCCATCCTCGCCCGATACGGCTTGAATGTTGGACATCTCATTGTCAAATGATGGACTATCAAATGTGTAGCCAGCATAGTTCGTGAGTGTCCAAATCACCTCAAGATACACCTCGGTCTGCCCTTGTGCGGTCATCGCTTTGTCGAGGGCAACGGCATAGTTCCACACCCAAGCCGTTGAATCCATTGTAGAATCATCTTTCACCCTGCTCAATTCTCCGCTCTCGTCAAGTGTCTGCGTGGTGTTCCCGACATGGAGAATCAGCCTTGCGGTGGCCGTTGGTAAAGCCATACCCAAGTCCCAATCATCACTTTCCATCCTCATCGCAACCCTCAAGTAGCCAGTCAGCGTGTGGTTGCTCGTTATGGTGATGTGGCTCGACCCCTGCGTGTATGTATTCCCGCTTTGTGTGGCCGTTTCATTCATCGTGATTGGCACCACCACCGCACTCGATTCGCCAGCAACCATGTCGTTGTCTAATGGATGGTTGCTGTCCCTAAAGCCGTTGACATCGTTAGTGGTCACCGTGAATATCAGCTTGCGGTCGTATGTTTCGGGTACATTCTGCGTACCTCCGTAGCCGAAAATGCGGTTGGCATAGGTCTGCTGGTCTCGGTTAACATCCATGCTCTCCACGTTATCGCCAAGCCTAAAGTCATAAGCATCTCCAGCATCCTCGCACTTGCCGAAGTGGATGGTGTGCTTGTAGGTCGTGTCACCTACAATGGTCTCCTCGTCAGTCACCCACCATTCGCATTCCCATGCATCCGCTATCATCTGCATAGCCTCGATGAGATTAACACCTTCGTATGACAAGAACTTAACCTCGCTAAAGCGGGCCTCGTTGCCGATGCTGATGGCATAGCCGGTGCTGATATACCTATTCCCCTCAATGGGGTCTTGGATGGTCGTGCGGGTCGGGTTTGCTGAGATGTTGTAGTTGTCTGCAATCATCTGCGCATGGACTGAGAGCCTATCGGTCAACGACCAGCAGGTCTCCATGCGCTGACCATTGACGATCAAACAATGCAGCCATTGTTTACCAGCTTTGTAGTCCTTGTCAAATCGCAACGAGTAGTCAAAGCCGCCAGTCGTGTTGTTGACCTTCGGCATTTGCTCCTCGGTAATGACAAACCTCCCGAAGATGTCATCGATGAAGTCACCAATGGCGAAATGCACAGCATCGGCCAGCGAGAACTCAAGCTGGATGTAGTCATCTTGCATGAGCATGAAGCGTCGCACCGACCTCTCGGTGATCAGTACGGATGCCACTGGCTCAATCTGCCCGCTCCGCTTGATGTCTATCGTTGCTTGACTTCTTGGATTCATCGGTTATCGGGATTTGGTTCTTCCAATCTTAAAGCGAACTTGGCCAGACCATCGTACTCGGCGAACTGGTTGCATGAGAGGTATAGGCAACGATATGTGACACCCTCCTCCCATGAGGTTTTGATGTTCAGCACACCGCCCATCAGCATGGCCTCCCATCGTGCTTTCTTGTCGAGATAATCAGCCAATGAGGATGATATCATGTGCATCTCCAGCGAGAACTCACGGGATGCTTTCTTGAGGTTGGTGTTGATTGTCGTCTTACCATGCGTCAGCCTGCTCTCGTTGGAGACACGCTGCTTGAGCGCAAGCGGTGCCATCAGCGTGGCTTTCGCTCCGTTGCTCAACGATACTCCCCACTCGGTGAAGGCATCCTTGTTATTGATTATCAGTTGACCTCTAGGCATGACTATTATAGCGTTTTAATTTTCTCAGCGATTTGGTTGATAGCGTTCCCATATTGGGATGCGATGCGGGTATATCGGGCGATATCCTCAAGGTGGCCGTTGCCCTGCAAGAGCAAGTTCCGCATTTCGGATAGCGTGTTGCCGTTGGTCTGCACAACCACCGACAGGCTTTGCAATGCGAACACCGCCATCGTCAGTTGCTCATTTTGATAGGCTTGGCCGATTTGAATGGCGGTTATGCGTCCATTCAGTTCATCGCCCTGCTCTTGCGAGAACGACTGAGCGGCTTTGTATGCGCCTGCCGCCTCGCTTGCGCTCTTTGCATAGCCAGTCACATCTGCAAGGTTGTCACGCAGCTTGATGGAATCGTCAACGATGTTATCCCAATCGGAAAGCAGGGCATTACGCTCGGCATCCGTGATTTCGTTGTCCTTCATGGCGGTGGCGAAGTTGTCATACCAATCGTTGAGACGATCATCGAAAAGTTCGTCAAACTTGGTCTTGAGCATCGCTTGGAAGAGCATCTGCGAGAAGTCATCGCTGAAATCACTGGCAGCGGATTCCATGTCTGCAAGTTTGCTTAGAAACTCACTCTTGACATCATCAAATGTAGTGCGTGTAAGTTGCTCTTTTACGGATTCCTGCACTTCCTCAAGACGCTCTGCTCCATCAATGATATTATTGAGGTAGTCTTGAACTTCCTTATCAAGTCTTGCCCAGAACTGAGGAGCTTGTTCTTTTAACCTCTGCAACTGCTCAGATGTTAGGTCAAACAAACCGCTGGCGGTCTTACCAAGTATATCTCTTGCATTCCCACCAAGAGCCTTTGAAGCAGCCCTCATAGCCTCATCGGTCATATCTCGCATAATGCGATAACCGATAGAGTGATGATTGTTCGTTGAACCAGCTTTCAATCGTTCTGCACCAAGTTCTCGCCAAGCCTCAGTCTCATTCTTGATATATTCTGTAATCTCTCTCTCCGTCTTTAACGTATCTGCGCCCACTGAAAGAGAAAGATACTCTTTTTTCTTCTCGATTAGGTCATCCCATACGCTTACAAGGCTTTCGGTAATTCCTTTCAGTCTTTCCCATTCTGCAAACTCTGGTTCCTCATCCTGCATCTTCTTCACGGACTCAGTAATTGCGAGAAGACTCTGAGCAACCTTCTCAAGTCCTGTAGCCGTGTCACCCTGCACAGTCTCCACCATTCCAGTAACCAAATCGGGAATGGCTTGTATGATACCGAGGATGCCCTCTGTGTCGTTATCGCTCCCACCAAAAGCAGACGCGATAGAAGTTGTAAGTCCCTTGATTGAAGGGATGAACTTTGCGACAGCCTGCGATATATTGTCAAGCCCCTCTACGAGCTTTCCGTCTTTTATCTTCGCAACGGCTTTATCAATGTCATCCGTGAACGCTCTCAACGGGCTTTTGCCCTCTACTTCTTTGCGCAGGTTCTTGACCGCCTCGATGATGTCATTGATTTTAATTACACCTGTCTGGACTTTCTGAATGTCATCATCTGTGAAACCAAGATTATGTAAGTCATCAAGAGTAACGGCTTTCGTTTCTCCTTTTGACCCTTTCATAAATTTAATCAGTGCCTCATACTTCTTGATGATAGCATCAATGGCCTTGACGGACTTATCACTTGCGTCAGCAAACAGGTCTGCCATCTGCTGGGTTTTGAAGCCGAAGTCAATATCCACCGCTTCAAGCGCAGCTTGTTTCTGCTGCTCCAATGCCCTCTGCTCCCATTGGTAGCGGGCATTCTTTATCTGCTCGTCATATTCCTGTTCAATGGCCAGCCTGCGCTCCTGGTATGTACCATATTGGCGCAAATAGTTGCGCATTGCCGATTGTTCCTCTATGGCTATCTCGGCTAACGCATTTTTGTATGCTTTGTTTGCCGCTTCAAACCTGCGTTTCAGTGCATCCTTCTCCTGTTGGGTGTAGGCATCTTGGCTTGCAGCTTTGGTGTATTCCTCACTCTCAAAGAAATTCTTACCCTCGTTTGCTTTCTGCGCATCAAAGACCTTCTTGGCCTCATCTATGCGTTTCTGCCTAATATCTTCGTACCACCGGGTAATGGCGGTAAGTTCCTTATCATGGGAAAGTTCAATCTCACGGATGGTCTTTTCCGTACCATCCTTCAGTGCCTTGTTTTCAAGGTCACGGGTCTCAAACTCGATGTCGGCATTTCTGCGGCCTTCCTCGGTCAGTTGCTGGGCATAGATTTCTGCAAGACGCTCACGTTCCTTTGCCTGTTCTTTGGCTTGACGTTCTCGTTCCTTTGCGGCCTTTTCTGCCGCCTTTTTCGCTGCGGCGGCAGCTTTGGGATCAGCGTATGATTGTGGAGTGATGGTTGGTGTTGTCGGTTCTGGTGCTTCTTCTTCAACATCGTAGAGATTTTTCAAATTCTCTACGAATTGTTGTGATGCCTTATTGGCCTTTTGAATATCGTAGGCAAGATCCTTGACGCTGACACGGAAATCCACAATGCCGTCGGTGGCATTCTTGCCCCAGCGTGTAGTCCACATGGTTGCATCCTCAAGGTCTTTCCAATCCTTCGCATTTAACCCCTTGCCATTGCCAAGTGTGGCGAACTCAAAGAACTTTTTATACAATTCAGTTCCCCTCTCGTTGCCATACTTCTCAATCAGTTTTTTGTATGCCTTGTCCAGCTTGTCTTGCACAATCTTGTCGGTTGCGTCAAGTTGTTTATCGACAATGGACTTCATTTGGCGGGCTGCGATGGATTTGCGGATAGCCAACGTCAGCTTGTCATACATGGCAGCAAGGTTGCCGACCTTCGCCCATTCAGTCTCAATCCCTGCATAATACTGGCTGTATTGGTCAATAATCTGCTGCTTGATTTTTTTGTATTCCTCCGTGCCTTCACCAGCCTCAATCATCTTGCGGTTGAGGGCATCAAGTTTGGATATTTCTGCTGATGTAGCTGCCTCAATGCTTGCCTGAGCATCACTCAAAGCATCTGCCGCATCGTCGAAAGCATCAGTAGCAGTCGCTGCTGCAACAATGGCACCAACAAGCGTTGCCAAAGCCGCTGCTGCCAACGCATACGGGTTAGCAAGCATGGACTTGTTGAGTGCATCCTGTGCAGCCTTGAGGATGGATATTTTGGCGGCTGCTGCGGCTGCTGCCACACCGTGTGCTTGTTCAATGGCCATCAGTGTCACTAATGCAGCCTTATATGTGCCGTATGTAGCAATCAAGATTCCAATTGCTTTTGCTACCTGCTCATAGTTCTCGACAAGACTAGTCACACCAGATATGGCAGTCGTGATGATTCCTTCGCTTTTCTCGCCTACCTCGTTGAATGCGGCTGCGACTGCATCACTGAGCATGGACAACTGGCCACCTATGGTCTTGGCAGCATTCTCACTCATGCCGTAGAACTTGCCCCCTGCGCTGGTCGCAGCAATAAAAGCATCCTGTACCATCTTGGCAGAAATGGCACCCTTGCTCATCTCGTCCTTGAGCTGGGCGATGCTTTTGCCTGTCTTTTCGCTGATGGTGGCCAACGGGTTGAAGCCAGCGTTAATCATCTGCAACAGGTCTTGACCCATCAGCTTGCCCGTTGCCGACATCTGCGAGAATGCCAATGCAAGCGAGTTGAAGCGGTCTTTCTCGCCCATAGACACGTCACCGATGGCCTTGATGTATTGAGGCACTTTGTCGGCCTCAATATTAAAGGAAATCATCATCTGCGTTGCTTTGGTGATGTCCCCGAACTCAAGCGGGGAAATCTTGGCATATTCACGCACCTGACCCATCAATTCATCGGCTTTCTCTTTGCTGCCGAGCATGGTGCGCAATGCCACATCGGTCTTTTGGAACTCGCTGCGCACCTTGACCATTTCGCTCAACAAGCCTTTCAATGCGGCTGCACCGCCAAACATGGCTAGGTATTTGCCCATCGAACCGCCAATGGATTTTCCGATACCATCAAACTGGCTTTGGATTTTCTCGCCCTCTTTCTCAACCGATGAGGTGATTTGCTTAACGTCGGCCATGACCTTGTTAGCCCCGGCAGTAAACTGCGAGGAGTCCATCGTCACTATGAATTTCAGTTCTGACATATCATTGCATATCCATCAGTTGTTTAATCTTTGCCCAGTTCTTCGGGTCATCTCCGTTTATTGCATCCTCAGTCTCAAGCAGACGTTTTGGTACTTGTTTTTTCTCATCATCGGTCAAGATGATGCTGGTGACCTTATCGGCCATCAATGCCGTCAATGTTGCGTAGGACACACCCCAAACGGCATATTCATAAGTCCATCCGTACCGCTCAAGCACAGGGTCAAGCATCTGCCCGAATATGGTCTTGCCGCCAAACATCGGTGTGTCGTTCTTCTTAAACGAAGCCACCCTGCGCATTCTGCCATTCTCCTTCTCGATGCCACTTTCCTTGAGAAATTCACCGACCCGATTGTTGGTAATGGCGATTAGCAGCAGGGACATGATTTCATCTGGTTGCAGCCACTTGTGTATCTGCTTGGCCTTTGTGTCAATTACCTTGCTCGACATGGCCTCATCCCTGCCACGGCAGGTGGCCAAAGCAATAATGCGGCAGCAATCCAAAGGTCGGCTCTCTATGAGCGGCAGCAACGCAAAAGCAGGGGCAGTGGCGAGTGATTGCAGGTCAATACCGATGCCTTCAAGCGATGCCTTAATCATCGAGGTTATCCCCAACGAAGGCGGGTAGAGTGTATAAAGTGCGTCATGCACTTTGAACTCATGTCTGCGCTCAAGTAATATGTCGGTGCCGAGGTTGTTCATCACAATATCATCTCGCTTGCAAGGTAGCCTTGAACATAGGCGGCTAACTCACCGCCAAGTGAAACATCATAGTACTCGCAGATGTCACGCTGAACGTGGTCGATTTCATGGACGATGGAATTGTGCCACTCGGCACGGCTCGTTGCCCAGCCGATGCAGACAACGCTCATGCGCTCGTCAAAGTCGCTGACGGTACAAGCCCTGTTCGGCTCGTAAAAAAGCCGCAGAGCGGCCTCTATGTCTCTCTCATAGGCATTCACCGAGCGCAGTTGCTTCTCCACCCAAACTGACTCGTCGGGTGTCACATCGTAGTTGACCACAATGCGCCACTTTCCACCGTCTATGTCAATCCACTTGGCGATCATCTAACATAGTCTTCCCAATCAAACACGATACCCATCTTGCAGCAGTCGGCATACCATCGGTTGAATGCCTTGCCATCATAGCCATCAGGGTCATCAAGGTAGTCCTTGATGTACATGGCGAGGTGTGACTCATCGGTGATGCTGTTGCCCCAATAGTCGGCCATCGCCATTGCATAGACATACACGGCATCGTAGAGCGTGTTATGCTCCAGGGTGACAGCGTTGCGCTCAAGCATAGCCTTGACATCATCCTTCGGCACCGGGATGATGGGGTTGCCGTTGCGGTCACGCATCAGTTTGATGGCATCATGGCACAACTCCTTTGAGAAGTGTTCTCCGTAGGTGCCGAGATATGCCCGCATAGCGGGTGACTTGAAATCGTATTTTGAAAGGTCGTTGCAGTTACACATAGTCAATTCGCTTTTTTAAAAAGGGCGGCAGTTGCCCACCGCCCCATTATTGATGATTAAGGAACTAAGCCTACATCAATATCCGTAACGGCCACGGGGCATATCGTCCCAGTCTCCGTCACGGCGCATCATGCGCTCATCCCTATCCCAATCACGGCCAGAGTAGCGGCCACGGCTGTCACGCATCTGGTTGCGGTAGTCCATGCCGTTACGCTCATCCATGCCATTCTTGAGCATCTCGCACGCACTCTCGATGAGGCTCTTGGCCTTGTCGAGCATCTCCATAGCGTCCTCGTTGGAACGCATCCTAATCATTCGATAACCCATAGCGATTACTTTTTTGCGGATTTCAAGGATTGCTGCATATCGGCCACCATCTGCATCAACTGACCCATCTGGTCACGGAGGTCGGCGATGTCCTGTTTCTGCGCTTTGGCCTCTTTGTACTGAGGGTTAAGCACTTCAAGCATCTTCTCGCCCTCGGCAAGAACGGACTGGTGGTACTCCACCTTGTCAAGCACTTGGCGGCTCTCGGCCATCATGCGGTCAACCTCTCGCAATGCCGCCTCCTGTGAGGCACCGATGAACTGCGCCCCGTTGTTGTAGGTTGCGGTCTGATCATCAGCCGCAAGGTTGCCGAGGGGGATGACCACCTCGCCACTCTTGGCGGTGATGTCAACAACTTGCTTGAGGTTGGTGCCGATAACGGCAGAGGGATTGTTCACGTTGTAGTGAGGCTCGTTGCGGCTCACCACTTCGGCAACGACCAAATGCGGTGTGTCGTTCTTGTAGATGATATAGACGGGATTACCCGGTTGCAGACTTTTGAAATCCATAGCGATTAGGCGTTAGCGGGGGTTGTAGGAGTGGTGGCAGTACCACCGTTGAG